TTATCACGAATCCCCTCAAGGAACTTTGACTGAAGGTCTGTTAGTTCGCTACCGCGACCCGAGACTACCTTCCCGAAACTGTTTCTCTTACTTGGCATCTGTAATCTTGTATAGTGGAATGTTATGTGCGCCTAACCTACCTGTAAAGGTTAACTCACTAAAGCTTGGTGCTGTCTCATCACTATGATACCATTTCCAAATAGAAGTCTTCACCCTTTGGATACAACTGCCACAAGCAGTCTTAGGATTCTCTTGCTTTGGAAAGTATTTACTCTTGCCCACCATAGAGTTGTAAAACTTAAACATCTCTGACTTGGTATCACCTTTAGGCATTGTTCCGCTCAATAAGGCTATTAGGAGTTCTTTAGCTGACATATCTTACTGTTTTGGTATGATTGTATAGAAGTGTTTAATTGAGGCTCTTAGAATGCCTCTAATGGAATATACAATATTGAATGTTCAGTGTCTTTCATTATTCTCCCCTTATTATAATAAACTAATTATAATAAACTTTACTCCCATAGTAAAGTTTATTATGATAATAGTATTAGAGTAAAGTAAGACTATTATAATAATAGTATCTATTATTATACAATATTCCCAAAGGTACTTTTCGCATTCGTCAAATCACCTTCCCCCCGCCCCCTTCCCCCCGCTCCGTGAGGCCAGCTAATACTCCTATCTCTTTTCATTCGGTCAGTCCTTGCTACCACTACGATACAGCTATTTTCATCATTTAACATACTGATAACATTAAACGTTGCAATGGTTCAAAAATAATTTTGCGATATTTGTAGCGAAGCGAACGAACAGACTTTACACTGTGCTTCAAACGTTGTAAAGGTTAATTTTCTTATTGGCTTTAGTAGTTAGGTAGGTAATACCTTTCTTTCCTTTCTTAGTTTACCACTTTGGAAGGTGCTTAAGTCTTAAGTCTTTTAATAACGTTCTTTTTTTGTGCGTTGCACGTGGGTTATTCAAGTTAAACACTTGTAATTCCAACAGTTTAAACCTTGCAAAAGTAGTCAATTAGAAAAGGTATCTTTTCTTAAGTTCTATTAATAGCGTTTAAACCTTTGCGCTAACTGTGGTTAGGTTAGTTCTAAGGTCGTTTAATGTGGTTTGATAACGTTGGTTCAGTTGATGGGCTTTAATTACCTTTTTATTTCTTTCATCCTTACGGATTGGATAAGTACCTAACTTTTCCGCCTATGATTTGAACACTTTAAAAGATACCTTTTTAAGTTAGTAATTGAGGCGGGATTTACTACGGAAAGCCAAACGAGGATATTTTTTTAAGTAGCTACTTATTAAGTGGTTTCTTTAATTGCCGTTAATTCAGAGTTTTAAACGTTTATCGTTTAAGGTAGTTCAATTACTACCAACGGCATCAACTCAAACAATTATTACTAACTAAATTTATTTTATTATGAGTTCTATTATTTTCTCGCAGGGTTCAACGTCTATAAACGTCAACTTTGAATTTAGCAAAAAGTCAAACACTAAGGTATTAACAGGAACAGCCTGTAAAGAACTTTTTAAACTGATTGACTTACAGTCCAACGGTACTATTAAACTGTTTAAATTGTCTCAGCCTATTGATATCGCTATAGATAGCGGCAAAGTGGTTTTAGACACTTGTAATATTGATATATTACTAAAGTCTAAACTTAAGGTTAATAAAACCTATGAAAGCAAAGCCCGTTTTGTTGGAAAGGTTAGAGACCTGTTCGCATATGTAACGAGCGAAAAGGTAGAAATTACAGCGGACGAACTGATAAAGACCCTACAAAAGTAAGGGGTAAACTATATCGGATAATCAAGGGGGCAGTCTTCGGACTGTCCCCTTTTTTTGTGTCTTATCGTAAATGAACTACAGTGCTTGTATAGGCTTATAGGCTCAGAACCTTAGAACCTGCACATAGCAAAATTACATATAGTGAAGGGCATTCCTTCGCAGAACATAGAGTATAAACAAATAAATCTTTTTATGAAAAGAGTATATCGTTTTGCCCTCGTGAACCTCATAGGTTTAGTGGGTGCAGTAGGTAGTATGGTTAGCGTGTGGACTATGTACTTCACGGGTAACAAAGATTGGCTTGTGCCTTTCGTGATTTTCGGATTAATAACGTGGTTCTACATAGAAGTTGTAGCCCCTAAAAGCAAGTAATATGAATACCTTAGAGAAAATACAGGTAGATTACAAGATACCTAAGAACCTACTGAGCGTAGGTACGAGTAATGCAAAGACAAAGAAGAACGGCAGAGATACCCGTATACTTTACTTAGCACCTGCAACGCAGAACAGTAAGGGTGCGGATATGTGTCCCAATCGTAGCGCAGGGTGTACGGCATCTTGTCTCTTTACCGCTGGGCGTGGGCGAATGTCCAATGTAGCGAATGCAAGGATAAACCGTACCGAATACTTCTTAGATGACCCGAAGACATTTATAGCGCAAATGACCTTAGAGCTTGAGTGGGCTAACCTACAGGCAAAGCGTACAAATAGCAAGATAGCTATACGACTGAACGGCACGAGTGATAGAGACTTTCTGTACCTAATCAAGAAGTTCACAGGCAAGGACTTCCGAGATTGGGATAACCTAAAGTTCTATGACTATACAAAGATACCGAGTAAGCTACGCAGATATGGTAAGTCAAATTATGTACAAACCTTCAGTAGGGCAGAGGATAACCACGATGAGGCTATGAAAGCCCTTGCCGATGGATATCCTGTAAGCGTGGTATTTCGTAAGGAATTACCCGATACTTGGAACGGGTACCCCGTAGTGAATGGGGATAGTAGCGATGACCTTATGCTTGATAGACCGTATAGTGAGGGCTATGTGCTGGGGCTTGTTGCTAAAGGCGATGGTAAGAAAGATACCACAGGATTTGTAGTTGATTAAATAATTTATATATTGCGAGAAATTAAATGATATGGAGCAGATTGGAAATGTGTGGATAGAAGCCACAGTAAAAGTAAGAGTGAACCGCAGAGTAACTCTTTGGAATGAGGATAGTGAGGAGTATTTGTTAGAGGCTATGTACGATGGTGACATAGAGATTATAGAGGTAGCAGATACGCATAGATTTGAAATAACAGAAATAGAAAACGCAGAATAATGAAACAGACATTTTACCCAACAGACAGCGAACAGCAATTCCTAATGGACATCGTTATAAACGAGTTCGCACAAAGAAAACTGGCTATGGACAATTACAATGTTCAAGAGATAGCATACCGCCAAGCTATAAGTGATGGCGCAATGAGAACCGATAATTATTTTAAGTTATGAGATGGGAAATATACGATGGAAACGATAAGTTAGTTGACATAGCCCACTCCTCCGTAGAGGCAGATATGATGCTCACAATGGAATACGGAGATGAATGCTATGCCCGTAGAGTTATACCTTGTAGAGGGTGTGATAAAAACGAAGGTGAACTTATGCACGATGCATACGGAATACCTACGGGGCATTGGTGTGGTACGTGTTACGACAGCCCTAAGTACCCGTACCGAAAGGACAGGTATGATTACGAGGCATATGGTGAGAGGTTAGATGATAATTATTAAATACAAATGTTATGAATGAAGAGCAGTATTGGGAGGGCTTAACAGCCCACTATGAGAGATTTGAGGATTATGAATATGAAGATTAAAATATGTGGAGATATAGATTTTACTACCAAACAAAGGTAGACGATGACGTGAGGATTACATATGCAGTAAAGCATTGTAAAAGACCGAAGGCTACAAACCCTTATAAGAACTTGGAACGTATGTTCAACAGGGGATTGATTGCTGTATACGGATATGAAATAGAAAGTAATATATAAAAACAATAGAGATGAAAAATGTATTGAGAGATTGGTTAGGAATCAATGAAGAGAAGTTTGCCTTAGAGGTACAACTAAACAAACTACAACAGAAGGTAGGTGACCTTGAGGGTGAGTTAAGTGATGTTAAGTATGAGTTGGAAGACAAGACCAACAATGGCGATGTAGAAGATATTGTTCGTTACACAGCGTACTGTGATATTGATGATATCAATAACGACCTTGACAGTGAGATGGATTACTCTGAGATAACAGATACAGTCTTTGACCTTGTGATGCAGGAGATTGAGAACAGAGATACCTTGCAGGAATTGGTTGAGGCTAAGTTAGAATCACTCAACGATGAAGGTAGAAATAATACAGGTGCATACCCAGAAATTACTGAGATTGTTGAGGATGTTGTAGAGGAATTAATCAATAAACTTAGAGGATAATGAGGAGGCTGAGAAAGTGGGTGGAGAAAAAAATCTCCATCTACTCTTGGTGGTTTAGAAATTAAGTATTAACTTGCAGAAAAATTAGAGCAATGATAAAGTATTTCAATGAGGTAGTCGCAGAGCTACAAAGCAAAGGAACAATCTTCGGTGCAGAGTATCGTAAGAAGAACGGAGAGCTAACCAAAATCAATGGTCGGTTCGGAGTATCTAAGTTTGTAAAAGGAACGGGTAAAAGCAGCCCTAATGTGCTTACAGTGTGGGACAATAATCGTAAGCGTTACACTTCGCTTATCCCCGATAACATTGTACGCCTAACAACCAACAAGCGTAGATACCTAAAGACAGATGAATTTTTAATTGAGCAGTTATGAATTGGAATTGGTCAAAAAGGAGATTTTCTATGAACAAGTGGAAATACACAGTAGAATGGGAAGGTGATGTTACCAACTACAAGCAAGACTTTGAGAGTCTTGAAGAGGCTCGTATAGCTATGATAATGCACCACAAAAGAAACGCAGTAATAAGAGTAATAAAAATAGATGACTATGCCTAATTGGTTTTATTTCTCACTAAACGTGAGCGGAGAAAAGAAAGATGTAGAGCAGTTCGTAGAGAACGTAAAAGGCTCTGAGAAATTTGAAACACAAGGTCGTGAGTTTGACTTCAACCACTTCGTGCCTCAGCCAGAGAACTTGTACAGAGATAACCTATCTACCGACAAAGAGAAGGAATTAGAATCACAAGGGTTACCTAATTGGTACACTTGGAACAACGCTAATTGGGGTACTAAGTGGAATGCTGTGTGTGATGATGAGATGGCTATCAGTGTAGATGGTTTCCCTTTTGAACACGAGTACAATCTAAGAACGGCTTGGGCATTTCCTTCGCCTGTGATTCAAAAGATGATTGATGCGTACCCTAACCTTGATTTCAATATCGTAGGTGAGGAAGAATCAAATGCTTATGGTGTGTACATTGTAAGCTCGGAAGAGATATGGGAAGAGGAAGAACCCGAGTTCGTAGATGAGTATAACAACAGAGAGGTTTATTACGATAGTGATGAACACCGTTGGAAGTATATGGATAACGATGAGGGTGTAGAAGACTCGGATGACTTCTACCCTATAACTAAATACAGTTGGACTTAATGAGTATAAAGGATGATTTACTTATCAGTGCTGACCTAAGTAACCTTTATTGGGTGCTGGGTGAGTTAGCTGAGAAAGCAAAGGAGGACGATGATTTAATCAAAGTCCTCCTACAGCTTGAGCAATTTGTGGAAACCCACAAGACACGTACCCGAGATATGGTAACGTACCGAGACACAATAGAGAGAGCGAGGAATGAGTATCGTAGTCTCAAACTAAAATACGATGGTACAGTGGAAGCTCTCAACCTAAAGACTAAGTTGCTTAGTCAAGTTATGAACGAAAAAATGGATGAAGATGTTAATAACCAATTCTAATTTAGACGATTTTATAGATGCAGAATACCAATACCTTCTGTATTATAATAATATTATTACTTAGTAATAGTATTATAAGAGTATCCCTTAAGGGGATACTCTATTAATAATAGTATTAGTAATTATAATAATAGTATACAGAGCGATGAAGATAACAGACAAAGATTTAAGAGCGTGGTTCCCTGCGGACCGAAGGTTCCTGCACTTCTGTGCAAAGTATTACGGATACTCCTTCCACAATGATGAGGTGGTAGAGAGAGCCAGTCACTTAGCCGTGCTTAATGTGATGCGGTTAGTAAATAGAGATGAGGAGTTTGAGAACGAGGCGCATATGACAGGCATCGTTATGTCTTCATTCCGATACGCAATACTCAACTCCTATACCAATTCCCTTTCAGCTAACGAGAAGAACTTAGAGGTACGCAATGAGAGTGAGGTAACTTATGGTGATGGTGATGATGAGTACAGCAAGTACCAAGCCAATGCAGTAGCAGATACCAAAGAGATAGACAACCTCATTGATGTAGTAAGAGACTATGCAGAGACTAACCTACCATACCTACAACGCAGAGCTTTAATGGAGTGTGTGATTGGTGAGTCCTCTATGAAGGAGCTGGCTACGGATACAGATACAAGTGTACGCAAGGTCCACCTTGCAAAGCAGAAAGCAATCAGAAGAATTAAGAAATTTATAGGAGTCCTAAATGAGAATGAAGAGAAGTATGGAAAGAAAGAGGCTGATGGAAAGTACGTTAGCCCATCTCGTAGCAAGTTACAAATCGCAATACAACTTGAACCCATTAGAAAAGACGAGACGAGAGAGCGTGATTATAGCAAGGCAATGTCTTTTGTCAATACTCCACCAGAAGTATAATCAAAGCCCGAGTCACTTGGGCAGGATGGTTGGTAAGAACCACGCCACTGTGCTGCACTGTACTAAGGTCGTGAACAACGCTATGCATTATCGTGATGTTCAGTATGTGGATGAGATAAACAAGTGGGCATTAATCTTTGATGAGGTGATGCCTAATAGCCACGAGACTAAGGATGAGGTAGCTGATACAATCAGCGACCTACTGCTCAACTCAATGCTTGATAGCAAGAACAAGAAGGATGTACTTAGGATGGTACTGAAAAAAATTAACAATGTTTATGTCAATAATTAATATATTGGTGTAATTTAGTAGTAATCAATTCAATTATATATGAGCAATTTAAACAAATCCCTAATCAAAGTTCAGTCGGAACTCAAAGCTCCGAAGGGACAGCGTAACAAGTTCGGTAACTACAACTACCGCAGTGCTGAGGACATCTTGGAAGCAGTAAAGCCTTTACTTGCAACCAATGGTTTGACTATGCAAATCTCAGATTCAGTAGCTGAGGTAGCTGGTATCCCTTACATTGAGTCTATGGTTGTGGTATCCGATGGAGAAGTAGACAGAGTAGTAACTGCACAAGCAGGTATTGACCCTAATCGTAAGGGTATGGATATCGCACAGTGCTTTGGAGCAAGTTCATCTTACGCTCGTAAGTATGCACTCAATGGTATGTTCCTTATTGATGATACCAAAGACCCCGATGCTACCAATGACCACGGCAGAAACTCTGCTCCTGCACCTGCACCAGCATCTAAGCCTAAGCTAACCAAAGAGGTTATGACTAAGATGGAGAAGGCTATCGCAGATGGTAAGCGTGATATGGTAGAGTCTGCATTAGGCAAGTACCAAGTCACTGCTGCACAGCGTAAGCAACTCTTAGGATAATGGATATATTAGAAAGGTTTAACGATGATGAGGTGTACTATGCGGACAGGGAATACCTGTCCAATAGTTCCCTCAAGCTAATGAAAGAATCCCCTACCAAGTTCAACCTATGGCACAAAGGTAAATGGTCACAGCCTAATACCTCAGCGTTTGATGTAGGTCGTGCATTGCACGCAAGGTTCTTGGAGGACAAGGTAAACTACATTGGTTGGGAAGGTCAGCGCAGAGGTAACGACTACAAGGAGTTCCGTGCTGAGAATCCACAGACCATTGCACTAACAAAGAATGACTTCCACCTTGTTGAAGGTATGTATGACAAGCTGATGAAGGTTGATGCTGTCAAGGAGATTATGGGTCTTGAGTTTACTCCCGAAGTACCAGGAGTGATGGACTACCATACTGCTCAAGGCAATGTCGTGAAGGTCAAGGGTAAGGCTGATGCCTTAGCTTGGAATGGTGTAGACAACTACCTTGTGGATTTGAAAACCACTCGTGACCCAATGCACAAGTTTAAGCGTAACGCTTTCTTCAACTATGCACAACAAGCATACTTGTATAAGACTATCTTCAATGTAGATAAGTTCTACTTCTTAGTTGTACAGAAAGAGTTCCCTTACGAGGTGGGTATATACGAAGCAGGTGATGCTTTCCTTGCAAGAGGTGAGCAAGAGTTAGAAGAATCAATTAACCTTTACGAAAGATTATTTATCAATGGAGAATTTAAACCATACAGCGCAGACATTGATGTCATATAGTAGCCTTGAGAATGTTATCATCTCGGGTACAAGCACCATAAGTGGTGTAGCTATATCAGACATTATGTCTAACAGTAAGAAGAAAGAAGTAGCATTAGCTAAGGGCATTGCCTGTGCTGTGTTCAATGATTATGGTTATGGTGTTCGTGAGATAGCGAGGCTATTGAGCATTGACCATAAAGGGGTATCGGTATATATCGGCTCACACGATAACCGAATGGCTGATAAAAAGTACCTAATCAAGTACAAGAAAGTCAAAGCATTTGTTGAAGGCTATGAGCATTCAAATGAAGTAAACGTAAACAGACTCAATGAGATGGCTGGTAAAGTCAGCGCAATGGAGGAAAGGTACGAGCATTTAAAAGAACTATTAACAAGTAACTAAACAAAAATCAAGATGGCAAACGACAAAGTATTCGTTGGAAAGACAAGTGTAATCACCACTAAGTTCGGTGAAATTGTAAAGGTAGCTTTAGGTCCACAGGACTTTGAGGTATTGACTAACAGCAAGAATGAAAAGGGCTGGGTCAACCTTGAGATTAAGGACAAGCGTGATGGCGGTAAGTACATCCAGCTACAAGGAGAGTACACAGGTAAGCCGAAGGCACAAGCTGTGAATGATGGCGATGATATGCCGTTCTAAGTATATGTAAGCAGATATAAAAGGGGGGTTCGCCCCCCTTTTTATATGTTTAATGATACAAAGTAAGGGTAAAACCTGACGATATAGTACACAAAGTAAGGGTAAATCCTTACAATTATAGGCGCACACATATAAAAGTAGGCGCAAACCTTTAACACCAAAGAGAAATGAGACAAAACTATTTTTGTGGGGGATGCGACAAGCAAATCCCAATCGTAATAGGAATCAATCAGTTGCATATCTGTGAGTGTGGTACACTCAATAACATAGGAGATGCAGAATGACACTTGAGGATGTCATAGGATGTTTTATAGTGTTAGCTTGGAACGGCTACCTAATTTATAAATGGAGAAAGGATGACAAATAAAGCTTGGGATGATTATATGAATAAGCTGGGAAAGTCTAACGCTGCGGTTTGGCGTGTAGCAATGTACCTGCACAGCAAGAAGATGACAGTTACTGTACCCGCCCTACATATTGCAGGTTCAAAGAAAGAGTACAGAGACTTCATAGATGAGGGAGATATAATATTACACAGAGAAGGTAAGAAAGAAATCGTTGAGGTCAAGCACCAATCTTGGGATTGGACATCACACGATGACATACCTTGGAACAGTATTATAGTTTGCGCTAAGAAGTCTTATGACAGACACGATGTAAAGCCCTCTGCTTACTTCTTGGTAAACACACAACTAACACACGCTATTGTAATACCATCCTCAATGTATGAGCATTGGTTTACAGCAGAAATACACGATAAGAAAAAAGATTGGGTACAGACAATGTATAAGACTAACCCTGTTATATATAAATTTGTAGAGCTATGATAAGGAAGAGGAAACACATAAGAGAGATACAGAAATACTTGGAGATGTTAATGATAGACCAAGTAAACATAACACTACACGCCAGTAGATTTGGATGGAGTGAAGACATACAAAACCAATTAACCAACTCAGCACTACTTATCCGTAAGTATCAGAGAAGGTTACGATTAATAAAAATGTAATATGAGTGACGAAGGACAAATGATTTATGACGTTGGTGTACGCCTTGCTTGGAAGAAGAAGCGTGGTAACGGATACACCAATATGTATCAAGGTACAAAGGACAGACCCTTTCAGTTTGTTACAAGAGCAAAGTCTCTTGACCATATCAATCGCAATCCCGAGATGATAGCAAAGATGATGTCGTTTGTAGGAGCAACAGGTAAAAGCGTTTACGATTTCCATATCATAGAGGAGTTCTATCGTAAGGAAATAAGCAATAGCTTTTCACATAAAGAGGAAGATTACAGCAAGGAATTTGGAGAATAAAAAACAAGAGCAATGAGAAACATTATTTACAAAGCAGAGGACGTAGTAGACTCACTGTCTACACTACGCAAGGAAGGAGTTAAGAAAGGTGCTTGGACAGGATTTGATTCCTTGTTTGACAAGTATTCAGTTAAGAAAGGTAGCACCACATACATCTATGCTGGGGCGCATCAAGGTAAATCACAGTTCGGGTTTGAACTAATGATGAATCTATCAGAGTTCAGCGGTTGGAAGTGGGCAGTATATACTCCCGAGACAGGCTCACCTACAGAGGTGTTTGCAGAACTACTTTGGGTATATCTGCGTAAGCCATTCCTAATCAATGACCATCTCACTGCTACAGATGAGGAGACAGAGAAGGCTATTGAGTTTATCAACTCACACTTCTACCTAATTGATAGCGGTCTACAAGACCTCAGCATTGAGGGATTCTACACAGCAGTAGAGACTATTGAAGAAGATAACTTCATCACTATTGATGGGTGTATGGTTGACCCATTTACCGAGATTAGAACAGATGTTTCCGCTGGTGTGCGTGATGATATTGCTATTGGGCAGGTACTTACTAAAGTGCGTAAGCACTCAGCAGAGAAGAACTACCACACCATTGTAACAGTACACACTAAACACCAACAAGCCAAGTACAAGAATGGCGTACCCTATGTTGACAAGCCTACGATGAATGACATAGCAGGTGGTATGCAATGGAGCCGTAAAGGTATGATGGTTGTTAATGTATGGCGTTGCCCCTACGGATTAGAGGATGGTAATGGTGTACCTTACGAGCCTAACCAAGTGGAGATTACAGTGGTCAAGGCTAAACCAAAGATTGTTGGTAAGCTTGGGACCGTTACTTTATATTATGATAAAATGAAAAACAGATACTATGAACTTGACAGCAGAGGAGAAAAGCAGTATGCCTATCCACAGTCTAATTCTTGATAGAAGAAAAGCATTCGCTGAACTGATTAGGGCATTCCTTCGGTTCAATGTACCCTCCGCCAAGAAGGTGGAGGTTATGCCTAACGGAAGTCTATCAATCAACGATACTATATTCAAGGTTGACATCTCGGATTACACGGGTATTGAGGGTGGGTTTGGATACATATTCCTAAACCCTTCAAGCGGTAGGTTAGTGATTGAAAAGGACAATGTTAAAAAAATATATAAGTTGGAGGTAGACTTATTAGACGGGTAAGTATATTAGAATATGGATACAAGAGATTTAATACTACAAGAGTCTGAGGCAGTTACAAATTTGCTACTGCTAAAGAACGAAGCCTATGGAGATTCAGCACTTAACCCTGCTGGTATCTTTGCAAGTGGTGATGCAGTTCATAACCTATGCTGTCGCATTGATGATAAGCTTATGCGAATCAAGATGCGTGGTATCACAGATGAGACTGAAGATACAGTCCAGGATTTAATCGGTTACTTGATACTACTGAAGGTTGCCTTAAGACAAAAGAAATGAGTAGGAACACATTCGTAAGAGCAAGTATCTCTGGGGACTATGGTCAAGACCTTGTAATGAAGTACCTTAAAGACAAGGGTTATGAGGTTGAAGAGGCTCCAAAGAAACTGTTCTACGATTGGGATGTCAAAGGAAAGAAGGCTGGTCGTACTGTAACCATTGAGGTTAAGTATGATTCTAAGGCTTATATGTGGGCTGCCCGCAGAGGCAAGCCCGAACAACCTAACCTTTACATTGAGTTCAGAAGCACTACCAAAGATGCTGACTCGGGAATCTTAAAGTCTAAGGCTGACTTCTACTTCTACATTCTAAAAACGGGTGACAAGGATATCGCTTTTGTGTTTGATAGGGTTCAGTTCTTACAGCACCTACAGATGGCTAACTATAAAGTAGTTGGCAATGGTGCTACAGGGGATGACAATGCCCAAGGTTGGATACCTCCACTACACGAAATACTTGTATCAAGATATGGGTACAAGGCAACCATAGACCTAACCGAGTATGCTTGAGATAGACCTTGACCTACCTAAACCACCAAGCTTAAATCAGTATTATGCTGGTAAGCATTGGGCAATTCGTAAAAAACAAAAAGATGAATACTCTAAATTCTGTAAAGAAGAACTTGAGAAGTATGATGCGTTTACTTGTGAAACCTATGAGATTCATATTCGCTATCATTCTCGTCACGATGTTGACAATGTTATTCTTGTTTCAAAATTTCTCTCGGATACTCTCGTTGCTATGGGTGTGGTTAAAGACGATGGTAACAAGTATTACAAAAGACTTGACATCCGTATTGACAAGGACCTACCGAAAGATTCTTTCAAAGTAAAAATTAAGTGTTATGATTAACCAAAGAAATTATCAAACGTGTAAATTAATTAAGAACAGGATTGACCTCTACCTATATGAGATGGCTATACTGTTCGCAAACTTAGGTACCGACTCTACACACGAAGAGGTTGCTGAAGCCTATAGGCGTGAAGCAGAGTACATTGAACTAATCGTAGAGCTTGACCCCGAGAAGGGAGAGCGACTACGCTCATCCTATTAAGATGCTTTTTGAAGAATACTACGAAGACCTTACAGACGCAGAAGCAAATCTCATTCTTGATATATACCGAGTCATTGACCTATTGGTATATAACCACGAGCCAGTCACATTGGTTAGATTGGGATTTGAACTTAGCATAAACACGCAGGAGCTGTCTGATTACCTGCCTATTATAATCACTATACTTAATAAAGTAGAAGACCAATATGCCGAGGTACGACAAGTCGCTGATTGAGCGTGAAGCAATAATATCTGTACAGCAGGGTAGCCTAACAAACGAGCTTGGTATTTTTATACTACAGCGTTGTAAGGAGATAGCTGCATCAGCATTTGTGACAGATGGTAACAACGAGCTGAAGCAAGCACTAATAGATGCTGCTGTGATGCGTACTTGTGAGAAGTTCTTGCACTACTATACCGAAGGTAAGTCTGCTGCAAATCTTGTGATTAGTATTATATACTCAACAATGACCAATAAGATAGTGTCACTTAACCACAGTGATGT